TATGCGATCGTCGGCAGCGTCAGATTTGTATAAGAGACAGATTATATACTAAAGGAGAAATAATTGACTAATATATTTAATAAAGTACAGACAGCTAAGCACTTAAAAGAGCGTGAAGACTTAATAAATTTAAAAGATGACTGGCTTATTGACACCTTAGTGCCTAGTTCACAAGCTGGCATATTAGTAGCACCGTTTAAGTCGTTTAAAAGTTCTCTAGCAATGCACATGGCTTTAATGGTATCGCAAGGACTACCTTTTTTTGGTTATGATACTAAACGTAGTAAGACACTATACATAGACAATGAAGACACGGATCGGGAATTAAACAAAAGGCTTAGAAATAAAGATACTGCACCAGAAGACTTGCATTTTTTAACAGGTGGAGAGTTTATGCTTGATGATTCGCACCACATGAATTTATTGTATGAGTACATCAAAGAAAATGACATCAAGTTCGTTATTTTAGATAACCTTATGACAATGCTAAGAAATGGCGATATCCTTTATAGCAAAGACTTTGAACCAATGCTTAGGAGAATTACACGACTCAAGTTGCTTTTTCAAGACGTAACTTTCTTATTAGTGGCTCATGCAAATAAGTCAGCTTATGCAAACTCAATGGACGACAAAGCCTATATGGTAAAGCCTAGCGACGCTTTAGGTGGTTCTACTCTTACAGCTTGGGCGGAGTTTATGCTAATGTTAAGCCCTAAACGTGGCAGACATAACGACTTCTCTAAGTTATCAGTTAAAGCTCGTGGATATCAGTTTGATGATGATTTAAATTTTTCTTACGTTGATTCAGTATTTACTTGTGTCAATAAATCAAAAAAAGAACCTGATAGCGAACTAGTGGAAAAAGTAAAGGCTGAAACTCCAATCGAAACGACAAAAGAATCGGCACAGGCTTTCTTAGACTTAGCTAAAGAACAAGGGAAGGCAACAGAAAATGAGTGATAAATGGTACGTTATTAAAGTTGGCGAAGAAGTTAAAAAAACGCACTACCTAACAGATAGTTTCGTAGTTCGTAAACATTATGATTATTTTGATAAAAGAATAGCTGATTCTGAAAATATAATAATTCTCACTACACCAAGCAAAGAGATAGCAGAAAGTACAAAGAGAGCGCTAGATGAACAATTACGAGAACAAGGCTATTAACTTGCATGCCGAAGTCTACGGCTGGTTATATCGTGCATTAGACGAAATGACAAAAGCAGAATGGCACAATGACGAACTTTTCAAAGTATGGCTAAATCGTGCTGATTTTCTAGTCAGACAGTCAAAAAAGTTGCATACAGCTTGCGAAAATGATTATTCTAAGCGTGCATTAGTTAGAGCATTGCAATTAAAATCAGAAATAAATAAAAAAATAACATCTAATGCTTTACAAAGTGAAAGCAATTTGGTATAATAATATATATAGAAATAAAGGAGAACCATAAATGGTAGTTAAATTAACGAAAGAACAAATCAAATTTCTTGAAACCTTTGTCAGTAATGATAGAGCTTTCCATTATATCAGTCGGTGGGGTTGGAACCATTATCTTAAAGACGGTAACGGAAAATGTTATGAAAGAAGTGAAGAAGAACCATTTAAACTTAATGAAAAAGAAAAAATGTTAAATGCTCTTATTAACGGTTATGAAGTTATTGTACCTAAATTTAAATTTTATAATTTTTCTGATAAGACTAGGTTTGCACCTTTATATTATGCTGGAGAAGAAGAACTAACTAGTGATAAAGAATTTGCAAAAGAGGTTGAAGAAGATAGTGAAGAATATGTAGCTTTGAAGCTTTTAGGTTTCATTAAAGAAAAAGTATGATAACATCTTTTGAATCACTAGCTGAAAGGCGATTGATAACTCTTAATTATCACAAAAAGGATAGTCAGCAGTATATCAACAGCTTAAATTATTTTGAATATGCCAGAATATACTTCGAGAAAAATGGCTTTCCAGATGATGATAGACGAGTTTACCAAAGTGGCAAGCGAAAAGGTCAAAAAGTTGGCTGGTCTGATAAAGAGGAAAAACAGCAGAAAGAAGATATTAGAAAGTTCATTTATGAAAAGCAACTACAAAAGTTTAAAAGCCAGAGAAAAAGCAAGTAGACATTATGCTAGAGGCGTTAGAAAGCTGTCTAAAGAGCTTGAAGAGATGAATGAAACAAAGTATAGGGTAGAGCCTAATGAGTGCTTATATGGCTTGATAAGCGAATTATGGAACTACTGTGACGAAGGTTGGATCCTACCAATGCTCAAATATAATATAGAAATTACAAGACAAGGGAACGTATTTATCGTAGAAAGAGGATAAAATGAGCGAAGTTGAAACTTTTGTTAAAATTGAGGGTTTTGATAATTACGAAGTATCTAATCTAGGTAAAGTTAGAAATATAAAAAGTGGTAGAATACTTAAACCTTATCTTAATGAAAAAGGATATTTAAAACATTGTTTATCTGAACATAATAAAAGGAAATTTCTGTTTCTGCATAGAATTATAGCAATTGCTTTTATAGATAACCCTGAAGAAAAGCCTTGTGTAAACCATATTGACGAAAATAAGTTAAATAATGATTTAAGTAATCTTGAATGGTGCACTGTAAGAGAAAACATGATACACGGTACTAGAACAAAAAGGATTGCTGAAAAATGCTCCATAGAAGTTATTCAACTAGACTTAAATGATAATATATTAAATGTATTTAAATCAATGACACAAGCAGAACAAGAAACAGGAACTTCAGTCGGAAGTATAAGCAATTGTTGCAATGGAAAAAGCAAAAGTGCAGGCGGCTATAAATGGAGGAAAAAATGAGCGTATTTGAAACCTTAAGCGTCATTAATGTTAATGATAAAAAGAGTAAAAAGAATAATCTTGACTATCTATCTTGGGCATTTGCATGGTCTGAGGTAAAAAAAGTATATCCTGAAGCTAACAGTAAAGTTTACGAAAATGAACAAGGGTTAAATTATCACACAGACGGCCATACAGCTTGGGTTAAAGTTGGCATGACTATTGAGGGCTTAGAGCATATCGAGTACTTGCCTGTAATGGACTATCGTAACCAATCTATCCCACTTGAAAAACTAACTTCTATGGACGTAAATAAAGCCATTCAGCGTGGACTGGTTAAGGCAATTGCTCGTCATGGTTTAGGCATTTACATATATTCTGGCGAAGATTTGCCTGACTTGACAGAAGAACAAAAAGAACTAGAAGCTGAAAAGCAACGACTTCGTGAAATTCAGCCAGCGCTAAATCGAGCTGAAGAACTTGGATATCCTAATATGGAACTACTCAAAACAAAGACTAAAAAAGAAATCTTTGATATTATGACAATTTGGAAAGCAACAGAGGGAAAATAAAAAAATGGCACAATTAATTACAGAACAGGTTACGGAACGCAATACAACTAAAAAAGATGGAACGCCAAATACTTATACAACTAAAAAAGGCGAAACTGGTCTAATTATTAACGTTATGGTTTTAAAAGGAATCAAAGATACTGATGTAAAACCAATTTTTGCTAAAGCTTTTCTACCTTCTTTTGTCAAAGTTGGCGATATTGTTACGATTTATGGAGACATTGAGCCAGAGCAAAACGGAAACTATGTAAATTATAACTTTAAGTTTCCTGATATTAAAAAAGCTTATATTGCTGGCGTAAATAGCAGTCAATCGCAAGCTAAACAAGACTTATTTGGAAACTCTGAACCGATTGAAGTTAACACGGAAGATTTACCATTTTGATAGAAAGTCGGTTCTATGTACACAGCAGAAGAGAAAGAGCAAATTATCGACATCGTAGATAAAATGAGCTTACTTAAACAAGACTTTGACGGAGCTTTCACTTGGATAAGGGAAAATGTATCAATGCCCTTTGACTTTGACGGAGAACAGCAATTTATATCAGACTTGAAACAGCTAGTTAAAATTAACGCTTTGAAGTTTGGTAAAATATATGAGGGAATTTTAAATTGACAACACTACGAGAACTACACAAAAAACTTAAAATTAAACAAACGCTTGATAACTACGTACGCAACACAAACAAGAAATACAAGTATAATCTTGTGCCAGACGAAATTCTTGGTGCTGGAATGGCTAAACTAATCGAGCTTAATACGCAAGGTAAACTCGGACGACATAGCCAGCAAATTGCTTATATTAACCATAACTTGAGTTTACAGCGACAAAAGGAACAACTGGAACAAGCTAACGAACGACTTGCTAAACGTTCAGAGAAAGCCCAAAAATTGCTTGACACGGAACTTCTAAAAGATAGTTACATCGAAACGCTTGAAATGTTTAGTAAATTCAATTCAGCAAAACCTAACATGTGGGACGATCCAGTAACTCCTGACAAAGTGATTGAGTTCATGGAAAAGAACGGAGTAAAACAAGGTAAATGGCTACGACCTGAAGGGGTTGACGCTTGGTTTAAAGAACGAATTATCTGGTTCAAGAATAAATTGAAAGAACAATAATATTAAGAATAAGACTTTAGGCTTTACAGCTTAGAGTTTTTTTGATATACTTAATACATCGAGTTAAGGAAAGAGGAAAAATAATGACAAAAGAAAAAGCACTTGAAAAAATTGAAACAATTTATAAAATTAATGGAGATTTTGACCACGCTACGAAGTACATAACTGGCTTATATGGGTTGAAACCTGACTTTTGGAAAGAAAACTTTGATTTCATAAATAATAAAATGATTGCTAAATACCCTAACTTGTACTATGGAGGTATCATCTAATGGAGCTAATTGAATGTCAAACCTGCGGCAGTCACAGCATTACTAATGGTAAATGTGATTATTGCGGCAACCAGTACGAAGTAGATGAAGACAAAATATTTTATGGTAATTCAACAGAAGATGATTCATCATTAGATGAGGATATAACTTTTCAAGAAACTCCTGCTGGTAAATTAATACTAAAAATCATGATTTATACTTTGTTATCTATTATTTGGTTTGCAGTAACTGTATTTATTCAACCGCTATTTATAATAACAATTATTTTATTAGTGGTTTTTGCGCTTTATTGCTTGACAATTAAAAAGAAATAGATTATAATAGCATATATGAGTAAAGGAAAAATACAAATGGATATTGTAAACAAAACGGTTGAAAAACTCCAAGAAGAACTAGAGAGCTGTATTCAAACTTTAATTGAAGCAAGCGCAGCAGCAAATATCACTCAAGATATTGTTGTGGGAAACCTTGTAGACAGAAAGCTTGCAGACCTAGCTAAAACTCATAAACTTGCAGTTGATTATATCGAAAAAGTGACCGGAAAGAATATTGATAGAATAAACTAGAAAGGGGACAATGAAAAGTAAATATTTTAATGACAAAAGGTATTGCCATTGCTTCGATATACCAACGAGTGATGGCTTAGGGGTTTGCAGAGGTTGCAGAGGATATACAAATATCTGTTATGGCTGCGGTCGCTGTTTGCATTGCTGGTATACATCACAGGTTGAACTATTTACTGAATATAATGAACCTGAATTACTAGCGCTTATAGAAAAGTGGAATAAATTTTATCAAATTAGAAAGACAAATAATCGAAGTTAATATTTGACAAAGTAAAAGCAATTTGATAGAATAGTGTTATAGAAAGAGGTACAGAGATGACAGCCGAAGAAATAGTACAAAACTACCAAGTTAAATTATTGAAAATTATATTCAAAGAAATTGATATCCTGATTAAGAAAAAAGAAAAGGCAGATATCAACGCACATAAACTTGCTGAAAATGGGAATACAGTTAGAACATCAGCATATTGGAAATCAGTAGGAAATGCAGAGTTTTATATTAAAGAAATGTATGAAAAGTTAAGTGCTTTAGCTGAAATTGATAGACTATTCCATTGGTCAAGTCGTTTACATCAAGAGCAATTACAATTTGTTAGTAAATACCCTAAAGTTATGGAAAAATATAGACAATCAAATTAAGGAGAACAATGAAAGATACAGTGAAAACATTAACAATTGTTGCAGGTGTCAGTTTTGCATTTATAGCTATTGCTTGGCTGGCTATGCTTGCAATATTGAGCATTACATGGCTTGGAGGAATCATCTAATGGGATATATACAATATATTAAATGGTCTGATGAAGCAGTTACAAAATATAAATATTCTAATCACAGCAAAGAAGAAGCGATTGAGATATTAAAAGAAGATATTAATGAGCGTGATATTTTATCAACTTGGGCTGATGATGAAAATGGTAAACAAATAGCTTATTTTGATAAACATATTCAATTAATCACAGGAGAAGAAGAAATGAAAAAAGCAACAAAAGAAGAAGTAGTAGAAGAAATTTTTAATGATGTTGCAGCTATTAGATATGATATCGAAGACGTTTTAGACGCATTAGAAGAACGTGTATATATTAAGTTTAAAAAAGAGCCTAAAGAGTATAAAGTATTTGTTAAAATAATTACTATTAACAGAGAAAAGAAAAAATTTTACTATGTATCGGGCTACCATTTGTCAGAAAACATTGATGAAGCCAAGCGATTTGAAACTAACGAAGACAAAGACGGTTATATTCCTGAAATTGTAAAGGAGTATTAAAGTGAACTTACAAGAGAATCAACATTATCAAAATCAACATGGGCAACAGCTTAAAGATTTTATTATTGCAAATGACCCAGAATTTTGGAAAACTATTTCTACTTGGTCGGCTATTAAATATTATATTAGAGCTGGTAAGAAAGACGGAGAAAGCCTAGAGAAAGACTTAGGCAAGTGTAAAGATTATGTTAAAGAATATGTAGCTTTAAACGAAACTGTAAGCGTAAATGAAGTTATGGAAGATTTAGAACTAATCAAAGCTGAATTTGAAGCGTGGAAAGGCGAATAAAATGACAGAAAAAATTATTATCTCTAAAGAGTTGAACGAATGGCTAGAAAAACATCAAACATTAGATACTGATGACACAATATATAGCAAACGTTTTGGCAGAGAAATTTTCAACAAATTGTATAAAGAAGTAGAAGTTGACGATACAAAGAAGTATGAAAATATTTTAGAAGTATTTGGCTTAAGTGGGTATACTAAAGAAGCTCACTTATGGTTATTATTGAATCGTGATAAATGGGAAGTGGAACAAGATGAGTTATTCTATATCTGCATTCCTGAACCTCAAGACAGAAATGGCTATTTGGCAAAAGATATTGGACTGGAATTTTTTCTTAAAGCCCCTAACCAAAAACGTTATTTTTGGACACAAGAGGAAATTGATAAACATGAAGTAGCTAAACATTTACAACACTTTAAAAAGAAAGTAGAAGAATGACAGTAAAAAATAAGAGTTAATGTTTGACAGCATTAGCTTTTTTTGATATTATAGTCTTATAGAAATAAAGGAGAACGAAACAATGATAGTATTAACAACTAGAAAACAACAAATTGTAGAAGAATATGGAATCAATACAACTTTCACAGAGGAACAAATGAAAGACAAAGCATTCAGAAGAAAATGGACAATGTACTTGTTAAGTATTCAATATGATGTAAGTGGTGCTGAAATTCCAGAAGAAGTATTACAAGAAGAAGCGGATCTAATTTTTGGTTAAAAGAACAAAGTTAATGTTTGACAGCATTGGCTTTTTTTGATACAATTAGTGTTATAGAAATAAAGGAGATACAAATGGAAAAATACAATGTTAAATTAATGAACAATAAAAAAGGATATTTAAACTCTTTTAAAAATGAGCTAGGGGAAAAGTTCCTATTCCTAGGGTTCAAAGAAGAAAGAAATAACTTTAAGTCAGAGTTCACAAAAGAAGAGATAAAAGCGATTGATGAAAGATATTTGCATTTTATTGAAGAGGTTTAAAGTTTATTCTTGACAAATATAAAGTAATTTGATACTATTGTTTTATAGAAAGATGGTTAAATAATGGCAATGCGAAAGGATAGGGAAATAGTAGCTTATAACCCTATTACAGAAGAAGAACTACACTTTAGTTGTAAAGCTCAATGTGCTAAGTATTTCGGCCTTAAAGCTAACACAGTTGTCAAGTGGTTCGATATTGGTAGACCTATAATTGAACTGCTAAGAGAGCAAGATAATAAGCAGGTAGCGATTGAAAAGCAAGACAAGTTAAAAGGCTTTGAGTTATTTACAATAAAGGAATGGAGTATTTTTAATGATTGAATATTCAATATCAGTTTATAGCAGACCAATGAGAAAGTTTCTATATAAACATAGAAAATGTAATGGCTTCAGACCAGCAGACGAAGCAAGAGCTAGAAAAAAAGCTGGAATAGAATACACATATTATTGTTGTTACGACTGCGGAGAAAGAATAAGAAGAAAAAATGAAATAGAAAGCTTTGGTAAATATTATGTGTAAGAAACGCAAATACACAAAAATGGGTGCTTTATATTCAATAGCTAATGCCCAGCACACTAAAAAGAGTAAGAAAAATAGAGATGATAAGATACCAGTTAGAGCTTATTATTGCAAAGGGTGTGCTTGTTATCACTTATCAAGTCAGCAAAGACTAAACATAAAGACAGGAGTAATTTGATAATGGGAGATGAATTTACATACTACACAGTATCTTGGATATGGGAAAAAGAAATTAAATCACGTAAATTTTATAGCAAACATGAAGCAAAAAAGTGGTTTAATACAGTGGAAAATTCATATCCAACGCTTAAAAAACATACTGAAATTATAGAGGTTATAGCATAATGACAAATCAAGAATTGTATGAAAGAATTAATAGCATGCTAAAAGAGCAAGGCATCGGAATAAGTCAGTTTGAATCAAAAGTTAAAGCTGAAACAGGTAAATACCCTAACTTAAAAATGACTAAATCACGTTTGAGTTTACCAAATACCGTAGCATTCCCTTATCTTACTATGTTTTTTAATGATGATGAAATGCACGAGATTACACTTAAAAAGATTGATAGCGTAGGAGATAACGGAGAAGCGTTTGACTTATTAGATGAGATTTTATATAGTTTAGAGCCAAGTAAAGAGTATCTGTACAAGCAACGATTAAAGCGTAGAATGCAAAGAGAGGTAATTAAATGATTTTACATAAGTACACGCGTAAGATTAATAGTTCAAAATATCCACGATCAATAGCTCGAAAGATTGCGAATGACTTGAACAAAAAAGACCCTTTTAATAATTATCTAGTAAGTTTTGAGCTTGGTTCTAAACGGTATATTATTGAAAAATTTGAAATTAGAGGAATGAAATAAATGGAATGCAAACATAAATGGGTAACAATTGAATGGGAGCCTGACGGTTGCGGTTGTTGTGGCGATTTGAGTGCAGTTTGTACAATATGCCATGAAACGATAGATGACTACTTAAGTTTTTGGGAAATAGAAAAACTAAATTTAGATGAAGATGAGGACGAGGAATAAATGAAACGTTACTACGTAGAAGAAGACGATAATGGCAAAGAGATTAAGCGAAAACTTACAACTTTTGCTAATGATGATTTAACACAGCTTTCAGATGATGAGCTAGAAACATTATACTATGAATCATCAGCTCAATTTTTAGCTAAAGCAATGCACTTTATGAAGATTGAAACTGAACTATTTTCGAGAAAGAAAATCTTGGACGGTGAAATTCTCGAACATGCTGGAAACAATATTATTGAAGCTATTAAGCAGGTAAGCAATTGAAACACAGAAAGTAGGATAGTATGAACTATGAAATTTGGTATAACGCAATAGACGGAGATTATTATAAAACAAGCGACACGCTAGAAGAAGCAAATAATGATTTTGCGTTTGTATTAACAATGTATAGGCTTGTTCCTTTATTTGAAATGCGTTTAATTGAAATTGATTCACAAGGCGAATATAAAGTTATTAAGTCATTTAAAAACATGAAAGTAAATAAAAAAGACATAGTTATGGCGAAAGCATATTATAATTCACGTACACGTAAAGGAGAATAATTATCTTTATTTTAACAGATGACACAATTAGAAGTATCGCACTAATACAGCAAGCTCATAAAAAGGCTGACAAGGGCTTTAATGATATTGTGGCACAATTATATCAACAAGAGTTTAAAACGCAAGAGAAAGCAAAATATGAGCATATAAGGCAAGCTAAGGAGAAAGCAATTGAAGAACAACGAATTAGTGAAGAAAATAAACGAAGAATTGAAGCTGAAAAGCGAGCCGAAGCTGACAGAACTGCAAGAGAACATGATAAGGCAACTGAACAACTTGACACCGAAAGGACGCAAGAAGTTAGTGGAAAAGATGAAAATGAGGGAGCTGTACCAAACGAAGCAATTAATGGCAATGTTGGAGCGGATTGGTCTAGCGTAAGTCCAGAAATAGCTGCGAATTATATGGCAAGCAAGACAGGAGTAAGTGCTAGTAAATGGCTTGATGTGATTTATAAGGAGTCGAGCGGGAACCCTTATGTTGAAAATGAGTTATCATGCTGGGGACTACTTCAAATTATGCAAAGCGTACATGGGCAAGTGTCGCAACTAAGTCCGCAAGCCTATTTAGACAAAGCAGTAAGTATCTATCAAGGTTCAGGCGGTACAGCTTGGGCAACTTGGTAAAAAATAAAAACAAAATAAATTAATTAAAAATAGAAAGTAGGTATATCCTCTTTAAAATATGCTCAATTACAAAAGAAAACCCCACAATTAAGTGAGGTTCTTTTTTATATTAACGGAATTTTGTAAGTGCTTCGTTAGATTTTCTAAGTGAATTGCGATTTGCTTTGCCGAAGTCCACGACCATTTCTTTCATAACGTTATCAGCTAAAATTGCTTTACGTTCGTCATTAGTGATTTTACTTTCTCTACCTGTTGCTACGTTAAGAATGTAAAGTTGTTTATTAGAACCGTCTGAATAAATTGCAAACATTTTGTATTTTCTCTTTTCTGTATTTGTATTTTGCCCTGTAAGGCGTTTGTTTAGTTCTGCGATAAAGTATGAACGACAGCTTTCTACAGTTCCACCATGAACCTCTACGGAACGTCTAGGGCATGATGTTGCTGATAACTCTTGATGTAACTTAACAGTATCGTGATTAGGAGTTAAGCCCCATTGTTTCATGTACTTAGCTACGTCATCTAGTACCGCCTGTTCATTCCTCAAGAATTGGTTTAAATCTCCCTCTGATTGGCACACTTCCCAACTAGCATAATTTGCATTACCGTATGAGTTAGCACAATGCCATGCCATATTAGAGAAGTCAGAAGCCTGCAATCGTCCATCTGAAGCGATATAAACGTGTGCAAAGCCATTTTCTGGATCGTGATTAGGTAACCAACTATTATAGAAACTAGTGTTAGCACCATTTGACCCAGCGTCATTGTGAATTACAACCCCAGTAGGGTTATGACCACGTACACCAGCATTAGTTATATTCATTCTTTTTTATCCTCCGTTTGTTCTTCCTCTACTTCTGGAATGTTTACACCCTGTTTCTTAACAAGTTTAACTAAACCAGCGAACATAGGGCTGATACTTGCAATCAAATAAATAAATTGTCCTACAAAGTATAGTAAGCCTACATTAATCACTGTTTTAGCAATATCAGAAGTTGATGGTGTTTGTGTAAAGAAGAAGACTGCGTATAAAACCCATAGGGAAAATATCACTGTCAAGTCAATTACAAGTCTACGTTTGAAAGGTGGGTTCATTGCTTCTCTATCTTTAACCAATGTTGCGAATAAAATCGCCAAAATTAAGATAGTTATTAAAATCATTCTAGTTACCATTATGTTTTTGCTTTCTATTGAAAATATGTTCCTGTTAAACTGCCGTAATTTCCGTTACTAGCTGAATAACTCCACACGCTTATTGTACCGTCAGTATATATTACTAGTTCCATTGGTTTATTATTGTTGTTTGCACGTTGTGTCGTCATTTCAAATTGAGCGGTTTCAGTTGGTCTAACTCCTTCTGGTAAAATACCGACATTTTTAGCCGAATTGACTGTAAATGAGCCCCAATTACCAGAACCACGCAAACCGATAACTCCATTGACTTTTTTATATTGAAGTTTGGCACTAGTTACATTTTGCATTGAAACATCAGTCCATTCCTTAACATCTCCTGTTACTGTCAAGTCTTCAATTTTAGCTGTTTTGGTTGCTAATTCATCTAATGCAGTTATTTGCTTTGGTATTTCAGAACTAATGACCCCTAGTCCGTCAGTTGTTCTAATATCAATCAAAACCTTTAGGACACCAGAGCTATTATTCAAGTCTACATGGTTGCTATTGTTTATAGTTTCAGCCGATAAACTTACAGGGTGTGCTGTTTGCGTTAAGTCGATATTTGCATGAATATAGTTTACAGAATTAGCCTTTAAAGCTACCGTTTCGTTTGATAGTTCAAAATATCTACCGCCAGCAATAATTGAAGTATTGGTATATTGTACATTTAGAGCTGTATTTAACGGATTTGACCAGTCTTTTCGCCTGATTGTTCCATAGTCCATTCCAGTCAACATCATGTAGAGTTTAGCGTCATTATTTGAACCGACTGGAAACTCTGTACTATTTGGACTGAAAAACGTGAAGTTTTTAATTGTCATTTTTAACCTTTCTTGAAATTATCTTTGCTTTATCTAAAACTGGGTTATCAGTAATTGATAATTCTAATAATCTAAATTTTCTACCGCCATACGGATAACCACCAATTGATACAAATTGACCGACTTCGTACAAGAGCGTAGTTTCAATTCTAAGCGAGTTTTCACTATTATAGTACACTTTGCCATTTAAAAGTTCTAAGTGGTCTTTACGTAGCTCTCTGTACCCTGTGAAGCTATCTATTCTATATTTGTCTCCGTAAGTAGCTACATACTCATATAACATTTGGTTTGTCTCCACTTTCTACAAAAATAAGTCTATCATTGAACTCTGTTTTAACCCTGTCTGCTATATACCCAGAATACAGTTTACCGTCATACCATATATCTACCAAGTCATTAACATATAAAGGCAAAAGCTCATTTTGGTTAAAGATTAATCTTGTAACGATTGTAGAGGGCGAAACTTCTGCTTTAATGGTTGAGATATCTGGAGGGTTTCCGTGGTCATCTCTATCATAAAATAATGTTTTAGCTGTCCTTACATCTGGCAAGTCTGTTCCGTCTCCGCCATAAGTGCTATAATCGATGATATCTCCATTATTTTTGGCTGTGTACATTTTAGGAGGGTCTGTATAGTCGTCTGTTTCCTTATTCTTAACGAATACAACAGCGAAATTATAAGCCGAACGTTCTATTATTGTTTCCGTGTCCATTGTCACGCTTTGCTTAATATCTACTCTTGTAGTGATTCTATTTCTATTCCAACTTCTTGAAGCAAAGTTAATGAATAACAAGTTTCTAGGGTCTGTTTCAGATGAAGCATGTTGAATGGTCGTAGTTGGTTGAAATTGAACCTTAGAGAATATTCTTTTAGCTACGTCATGAGCCGATGAAGTTTCTGCTTTACGGTTGATTGTAGCCTTTCCTTCAAAGATACTCGAATTAAAGAAATAGCCATAACTCATTAAATTGTTTTTACGAGGGTCAATTAAATAATCAATGATAGCAAAGTTTGTCGTTTTAGTTATTGCGTTTGGAACATCAAGGCTTTCAATCATTGCCCAAAAGTAGTTCTTTAATGTAGCTTTGTTACTTTCATCTACATCTGTCACAAGGTAAACCATATCTAAGTTTAGTTTTTTCTTTTGACCTAGAGCCTCCTCAATTGGAACAACTTCAGGAAAAAGAATTTGAACAATATCGCCAACTTCTACCGAAACGGTCAATGTAGCTGATGAAGTGTAAAGATAGCCTGTTTCCCATAGTTCATAGTTAATAACTTGACACCTTGCTTTTGGTATCGGCAATCCTCTTTTTTCTTTTTTGCCATTAGGAAGGTTAAAATCAGATATATTATAGTAGTTCGGATTAAAGTTATCATATACATTGGCTTCTAACATTAAACGAAGTCCGCCTTTCTCTTGACTTTAAACTCTGCCTTACTTAAATTGATTAGCTCCATTTGACCTTTTTCAATTATACGAGTTCTGTATCGCTCAAAGTCCATTACAGGGAATAAATTTAAAGCAGTTGTCCCCTTCCAACCTTGATAAGTTTCGTCATTTACATCTGTATTGATTAAAATATAGTCTTGTAATTCTTCCGTCTTGAATACAATTGCAGTATATTCATTTCCAATATCGTCTAAAAATCTAACGCCAGTAGGAGTTTTAGGAAGTTTCGGATATAATATCCCCATAAAACTAAATATTTCATCTTTTATATCCCAACGACTCAAACGGTCTATATTTGTCTCTCCATAATAAGTATAGGCTTGATTTACTATATAATTATATCCAAAATATTCACTTATATCAGCAGTTGTGACTTCGCTAGCTGATGGCATGTATGGAGTAGCGGTTGAGCCTGGTTCTAGTTTTTCTTCTTTTGCTGTACAAGCAAAATCATCAGAAGCGTGCACAATATGTGGATATATATAAGATATGCCATTAGGGACTGTGAATGTCCATGAAGCTTTACCCATAGATGAATATATACGACTAAAAAACCAACCAGCATAATTTTTATTGCTGTCATATCCCCAATACCCAAAAACAAAAGAACCCGTTAATTTTGTTAAATATATTGAGTAGGTATAGGTACTCCCAGTATTAACAGCAAATAAAGTAGCGTTAGGATAACCTGGCATAGTTGAAAAGTCACTTATGTATGAATGTTCTGACGAAGAAGTTCCAGTTAACAAATTTAAATTAGGCAAATTCAACGAAGGGTTTACTTTCAGTCTATTATAGTTTTGTAAAGCTGTTTCGCTCCCCTTATATCCGCCATAAATTTTAGACTTTCCAGCAATAACTTGACCATTTTGAATCATATCGAAAGTTAAGTTTTCATAAGTGTACCACTTTGTAATTATATCAAATGTTATCTTTTCGCTAAAAGTTCCGTTTTTGCCATAACCCTCCGTCTTTGTGACTTCTGCTAAAGCTAAATCAGCATATACCTGAAAAATATCTGTTTGATATTCAAGTGTAACGAATTTTTTGCTAAGAATATCGTTTATGAAGTCTTTCATTAATTGATAATTTTCTTCCAAACTTTCGCCAAACGTCTCTAATTTAAACTCTATTTGTGGCTGTTTAATTGAGCGAGTTCCCATTACTCCGACACCGTTACTTTGCCAAATATTATTAGTTGACTGTAACCCTAAATTAGAGGGCTGGTAAAATCTAACTTTTCCATTTGTAACGTCCCAAACTTTGTCATCTGTTCCGTCTAAGTTGGTATGTATTTTATACTGTCTTACCATTAAGCCCTCCCTAGGTCAAATTCTCGTCTGATTGCACGTGCTAAGTTAGAAACATCTTGACCAGCACCACCTTGCACATTAAATGTATTATATGTTCTGTTATCGCTTGATACGCTGTTCGTACTTAAACCGTAACCGCTAGAAGATAAGTTAAATTCTGGCAAACCTACTACCATAGAACCTTTGAACATTCCGCCAAGTTTACTCGCAACCCAATCAATTGAC